TGAGGTGTTAAATGGAATTAAAGAAGATGAAAATCTATTTATATTAATTTACTCACTTGATGAAGGCGATGATTGGAAAGAAGAAAAGAACTGGATAAAATGTACACCAAATTTGAATATTACAGTAACATCAAAATACATCAAAGAACAAGTGAAAAGTGCCATCAATAATAATACTGAAGAAGTAGGTGTGAAGACGAAAACACTGAATTTATGGTGTGAATCATCTGAAGTATGGATAAGTGAAAATAAAATTGTACAAAATTCATCAACTATCAATTTAAGAGAATACGAAGGTGAAGTATGTTATGTTGGCGTTGACCTTTCAGCCACAAGTGACTTAACAGCAGTTTTTTCAACGATTTCAATATGTTTTTGCCCTTCTACTCGACCACCATTTTGTTTAGCGTGACCATTTTCTAGGAGATGAGTTAAGCCTGGTGTTCGGTTATGAATGGTTTTTGTTAAGCCTGTAGGACTGTCACTTGTTGACTTGCTTTTCCAACCTCGTGCATACTTACCAGTTTTTCGTGGAGAAGAGATCTTTAAAGTATCTACAGCACTGTCTGTTACTTCTTCTACTACCTCTCGCATTGCAGATGTCGTCTCTTTAATGTAATCACTCAACTCTTGATCAATTACTTTTTCCAACTCATCCATTCCTATCCTGTTCATAGTCATTCTCCTTAGTTGCTACAATATAAATCAATTGCCTAGGAACGCTATCACCATCAATTGAATCTACCGTAAAGTAGGCGTCTCTGTACTTTATCCGAGCTTTTAATGAACTTAGATTTAGTACTGCTTTGTCGTACCTTAGTGTAAATTGAATTTTGTTATAAAGGAGTTTAGACACACTCCCCTCATTTTCTGTCAAGGTCAACGGGCGACTAGAACACCATCTTTGGAAAACCGTGTTCCAAACTGAGGATTCATTTCCAATTTCATCAACCACAATTTTACGCACTTCAAATGTAAGACGGTCACGTAACGGAGCGATTTTCATCAAAAAATATCCTTCCTATCAGCTAATAGTAGGTGATATAACATTTGTTTTAACTCTTTATAATTAGCTGTTTCACGGTGTTCATAAAGATAGGCAACCCCATACAGGATTGCCATTCTTAGAACCTCACTATAAGTATTTTGCCTTAATGTTTCTTCACAGAGCTTTTTACTTGTATCAATCAATTGCATAATCAAGTCATCTTCATCTGTGTTTTCAACCTTAAGGTAAAGTTTTGCTTCTTCTAGACTTATCATGATTATTTTGCTTTCACAGTTAAAATTTTCACCGCTTCTGGTAACACTAATTTCCCATCAACACGTTGAGATGCAAGAAAACCAATTTGACCATTATTAGCATAAAGTTCATTAAGACGTTTAAAAGTACGTCCTTGGCGGTCTGCAATCCAGTAATATGAGAAATCACCAAATGCAATAGCTTTATTCCCCTGTTCAGGTAGGGGTGCAAAGGTAGATGTATAGTATGGACGGTTAAGAATTAAATCTGGTTGTCCAGCTTGTGTAGACGGTTGCCAAATATAATTTCCGTTATTGTCTTTCAGTTTACGGATTGCTTTAACAGTTGTATCATGAAGAATCCATACTGCATTTTTACGATACGGAGCAGGAAGAGAATGATACAATTCAATCATGTCGTCAAACGTAATGTCTTTTGTCGTCGTTGTAGGACCAGTAACATTTGCTTGCGTAAAGATTCCTGTTGGTTTCTTTGATCCATCTCCAATAAGGAATGATTTCTCTTCTTCTGTACCAATACGTCGTGCAAACTCACTAGTCATATAGGATTCTAAATCAAATACTGAGTCATTTAACAATTCTTCTGAGATTCGAATAGCTGTTCCAATCTTATGCGAATCGAGTGTTACTTGACCAAATGTCTCATCAGTTTCAGGATAAAGTCCATTCTCATCCATCCAAGAAGCAGTTCCATGTCCTGTAACAACTGGAATCTTCCGCTCTCCACTTGATGTTTTAATGACTGTTGCTAGACTTCGGAAGAAATTCTCTTCTTGAAGACCTTGAACTAGTTTTTTCTCATACTCATCAGGTACTAAATGACCACCCTCTGTATCTTCTCCAACACGAAGAACATCCTTAACATCAAAGAAGTTACGCTTACGGACATTCGTCCAAAAGGTTTTGGAATAGACATCAGACTTAGTTCCCTTCTTCTCATCTTCTACCTCACTATCTTTTAAGACAGTGGTAGGCTGTCTTGTCAAAGCCTGAGAAGTTGGTTGAGCAAGTTCTAGATCAATCTTTTCTTGTCGTTCTAAGCGAGCGATTTCTTGATTATATCGATTGATTTTACTTTCCATTTCATCATAGCGTTGAGAATCTTCTTCTGAGACTAAACCATCTTCAGTTCGCACTGAGTCTAGGAAAGTTTTTGCTTGTTCCCAAGCTTGATTTCGTTTTTCTTTTAATTCAAGTAATTTAGACATAGGTTAGTTTTCCTTTCATTATTTCAATAAATCTAATCGTTTTCTTAACTGATTGAGAGGAGTCGTTGATAAAGGTTTGTAGCTATCTATTTTGGCTTGAAGTTTAACAACAAGGTTATGATCCGCAGTGGCTCTACTAAATGAATAACTGCTTAGTTCTAGTTCTTCTTTAGGTTCATCTTTACTGAATAAAATCTTGTCCGCAAAGCCAAGTTCAACTGCTTTTCTCGCATTAAACCATGATTCAGAATCCATTAAATGTGAGATTTTTGTCCTAGATAATCCTGTTCTTAACTCATAGGCATTCATAATAGACTCTTTGATTTCCCCCAGCATTTCAATGACCTTTTCCATATCCTTTGCTTCACCTTGTGCAATTGTCCATGGATTGTGAATCATCATCATTGCAACAGGACTCATGGATACTGTTGTTCCAGCCATGGCAATGACACTGGCAGCACTAGCGGCAAGACCATCAATTATGACATGCACATTTCCCTTGTAATCCATCAGCATGTTATAGATTTGTGCTGCAGCAAAAACATCACCCCCTGGACTATTAATCCAGAGGGTGATATCACCTTTTCCTGCATTTAAATCATTTTTAAAGAGTTGTGGAGTAACTTCATCTCCAAACCATGTTTCATCAGCAATCTGTCCTTCAATACGAAGAGTGCGAATATTCCCTTCGTCTGAAAAACTCCAAAATTTACGCATCTTCTTCCTCCTTTGCTTTTTCTTGAGGTTGTTCAATTGCCTGTTTTGTCATAAAACCACCAGCATCTTTTAATTTAGTCATATTTCCGTTAATTAAATAAAGGTTTCCTCCTTCTTCATCTGTTAAAAGATTTAAATCTTCAAGTTCTCGAATATCATTTGTAGATAGCCAGCCATTCTGTCTTGCAATAGCATATCCACTCATACGACTTTGATAATCTCCACGTAATAAACCATCTACATTGAACTTAACAAAGTACTTCTTCTTTTCTTCAGGCAAAAAAAGAGACCTCTTGAAGGCCTGTTCTAAACGAACTACCCAAGGGTCTAATGTGTATTTAACAAACTCTAGTGATTGTTGCTCGATATTTGAAAATGAAGATTTTTCTAAATCACCAATCATATGTGGTGGTATCCTATACAAACGTGCAATCTCATTGATTTGAAACTTCCGAGTCTGTAAGAATTGCGCTTCTTCTGGCGGAATGCCTATTTGAGTGTACTTCATCCCTTCTTCTAGAACTGCAACTTTATGTGAATTTGTGACACCGTTATAAACCGCATTCCAAGAATCACGTACTCTTTTTGGATCCTTCAAAATCCCCGGATGTTCCAATACACCACCAGGATTTGCACCATTTTTAAAGAATGATGCTCCGTAATTCTCTGTAGCCAAAGTCATCCCAATTGCGTTCTTTGCTAATACGATGGGAGAATAACCAATCAATCCATCAAAACCAAGTCCTGGAATGTGAAGGACATCTTCTTGTTTTAAAATAACACTGCCTTTAACCTTGAAATTTGGATTTTCTTCGGTCTGACGTTGATATTTGTAGTAAAGTTTCCCATTTTCATCACGGTGTACTGACATTTTATCTGGTAATAAGGGATATAAACTGATAACCTGACCACTCTTATCCCTTATGATTTGAATATAGGCATTGCCCCATATCAAAAGATGAGTCATCAAAGTTTCACGAAAGACAAAAGAAGACATCTCTGGATTTGGTTCATCATGAAGTAAGAAATATAGAGGGTGTTCAAATTTTTTCTCCCTCCCATTAGATGTTCTTTCGTAAATATGAATGGGTAGAGATGCGACAGCTTCAGCTAATATTCTCACACAAGCATAAACAGCTGTAGTCTGCATTGCTTTAAATTCATCAACATTTTCACCACTTGAAGTTCGTCCAAAGAGATAGGAAAAGTCCTGTCCCTCATAGCTATTATGCGGTTTATCTCGTGATCTTTTTCTTCCAATAAAATCTAAAAATCCCATTTTATCCTCCGCTTTTGAGTATAAAAAAAGACTATCCACAATAAAAGTATCCCAAAATTAAATGAACAATTTTGGTAATATTTCATAATGGTTAGCCATTAAATATGTTTTTTACATTAATCCTGATGAACTCCACAAAATCCTGAGTATCCCACCAGGAGGCAATTCATCATTTTTTATTGCATCATAGTTGTAGTAATATTTTTCACTACTTCTTGAATATACACCACCAACTTCAGCATTATTTTCAATTGCCTGAACCGGAATAATAACTACTTCAAGGTCTGTAATTTGATACTTGATTAGTGAATATGCGATACACAAATTAAAAACATCTTGAGATTCATCAGCATAATTCTTCAACTTATTAATTGCACTGTCTTCAACCTTAAATTGAGTTGTCTCACGTTTTGTTTTTCGTGAAAACTCTTTACTTGCACAATAAATAAGTAAATCATTATCGTCATCATTAAGATGAGCTCGCAAATACGGTCCTTCAAAATTAACTGAGTAACCTTTGGATTCTAATGCGCCTATTATCATAGATTTTCCAAGGTCAATGACAGTCTTTCTTGATAACTTTTTATAATCTTTAATCATAAAGTTACCCTCTTTCTAGGAGATAATTTTTAGATTTTATCTCTAAAAAGATTTTATCATGAAAGCAGCTCAAAGTCAAGAGATAAATAAATAAATTTATCTCTTATTTTTTAAAAGCTCAGTATCCCTCGCTCATCATAGACACTACTATCATTATTTTGGTGTCGAATACATCTATCAATCCCCATTATAAGAGCAACAATTCCATCGATTTTTTCAATTGATTTCTCCTTATCTGGTTTGATATTACCTGCAGGGTCTTGGCGCATGACTACGTTTTGCGACATCCATTTTAGAACTGGTTGTCCTCCATGTTGGATACGACCTTCCATCATTAGTTTGAATAATTCCTTTGACGGTGGACTCATATCCTTGTAACCCTGACCAAAAGGAATCATCGTCAGTCCCATATCTTCTAAATTCTGCACCATTTGTGTGGCATTCCATCTATCATAGGCGATTTCTTTTTTATTGTATAGCATTGATAATTCTTCAATGCACTTCTCGATAAATCCAT